GACAGCTGTGCCGAGGGCCACAAGCGTCTCGGCCTCGATCTTGAGGTCTACCGGTGGCGCTACGTCCCAATGCGGCCACGGCGCCAAGTCGATGTCGCCGAGGTTATAGCCGGCCCAAAACTCAAGCAGCTGGCAGTGTAGTTCGGTGGACAGCATCTGCGCGTCGCCTAGGGTGCGCTCTCGTTTGACCTCGCCGCCGACCTGAGCGGCTGCCAGGCTGCCGGCGTCGATCTGGGTGGTGAGGTTGTTGCCGGTTAGCGCGATGGCGAAACAGTCGTCCACGTGGCGGATGAGGTCCTTAAAACCGTCGCTGTTTTGATCGGTAGCTTCGAGCAGCCGGAGGTCGAACCGGGCGCCGTCCTCGTCGACGTTCGTCGGCAGCTGGATCGTCGTGTCGGTCGATAGCACGGCCAAGTCGCTCTGAAATGCGTCCTTGTCCTCGGCGTCGCTCACGGCTGGCACGTCGGCAAGTACGATCGGCATGCCGTGGCGCTCGCTATAGCGCGCCCAGTCCCGCATCGCGAACTGGCGCACGAGCCACGGAATGGCCAGGCATCGAGCCAGGCCATTCATCCACGGCGATTCACCTTGGCCAAGCACGACCCACTTACCATCGCCGCCGCCATAGGGCACCTTGATCTGGCCCTCGCGGGTGGTCAAGTAGTAACAGCGCTCTTCGCGGTCGGCCCATGCCCATTGCATGTCCCAAACCTTGAGGCATGGCCGCCACTCGTCGGCGGTTAGCTCCCAGACGATCTCACCGATGGCCACGCCGCACATCAGCCACCACCGCAGCAGCTGGGCAAGCTGGGCCTCCGGCACGAGCCGCCACCACCAAGACTCTGCCATGGCGGCGGCCTCGGCGGCCTTGTCTTCGCTATCGACATCGGCCGGCATCAGCTTAAAGTCGGCCCGCAATAGCGCGTTGATGCGGGTTTGTAGGACGGCCGTCAACCGGTCGTCACGGCCCATGGCGTCGACGAGCTGGGCCGCGTCGGAGAAGTCGCCATCTTCAAGCGAGCGGAGCGCCGAGCGCACCTGTGAGACGCTCCAGCTAGGCTTGATGCCGGGCGTCCACGGGATGTACACCCGCCGGTGGTGGTCCTCAAGTTGCACTTGCTAGCCCCGCCGATGCCACCCGCTGGGCTTCCATGTTGCGCCGCCGGGCGCATTTCCGCGAACAGGTGATTTTATCCGGCCGCGCCGGCGCCTCGGCGCACATGACGCACAGCGCCGGCAGCTCGTCGGCCTGCCGGTCGTTGTAGCAGTCGACACAAAGCACCGTTCCGCGCGGGTCGATGTAGCAAAGCGCCGAGCGCCGGAGCGCCTTTTGGCAAGCCCGCGACGTGCAGCGGGCGGTCGAACCTAGATGAGCCTTAAAAAACATGTTTACATCCGCCGCTTTAGTCGTGGCCCGTTCCGGCGTCCAACTTTTCTCACTCGTGATAGTACCCGAAAAGCATTCACCAGGCCATCCACTTCGTCGTCTCGTGCGTCGTTGATACCGGTAAAGCCCTCGACCACTTCGAGGAACGATGGCAGCCAGTCGCAAGGAAACTCCACCGGGTCGGGCAGCAGCACCCGCCCATCGTTCCAAGCGGCGGCGACTTCCTGCGAGCGCACGAACTTGTCCGCCCGAGCCGCGGCAAATTCGAGCTTAGGCAGCCGGCGCTTGATGAACTGGGCCGGGCCTTTCTCGGTGCCCGAGCCGAGGAACAGCATCCGGCCGGGCCGCTTTTGGTAGGCGCTCACTAGCGAGAGCGTGAACTCCGGCGCCTCGACTTGTTTGCTGATAACGTCGAGCACATAAAACAGATCGCCCTGTTTGCCAAGCGTCACGCACACCGAGCGATCGGCGACGGTCTTTGCGGTGTATGCGAGGTCGACGCCGTGGCCGTATTGCAGCCGGCCGGGGATCTCGTTGTAGAACGTGGCCGGGCCGAAGACGGCGCCGCCACGCTTTCGCGGGCGGCCCTGGAAGAGCGACGCGGCGCCGTACTCACCCACCACCCGCATGCGGTCGCGGATGACCTCGGCGGTCCAGCCAAGCGCCGGCGCCAGCGCCTCGCCAGCGTCGCGGCCGTCGTCGTCGCCGGGCTCGGCGATAGCCCGCCGGGTGATGCCGGGCCACCCCTCCTTGACAGCGCGCCCGATGGCGTCGTCAGGGTGCCATCGGGTGTGGACGAGGAACACCGAGCCCGCCGGCGTCAGGCGGGTAAGAATGTCGTCGGTGATGCTATCCCACACCTTGTCCCGATACGTCGGGCTCTCGGCCTCGGCGCGGTTCTTGATCGGGTCGTCGATGTAGGCCCTGTTGAACCCGCGCCCGGTGACCTCGCCACCGATGCCACGAGCCACGAGCCCGCCACCGGCAGCCGTCGCCCACTCGTCAGCGCGGTTGCTGTCCTTCATCAGCTCGACGCCGGCGGCCTTCGCTAGCCGCCGCGCCCGCTTGCTTTGCTTAGCGGCGAAGGTCGCCGTATGGGTCATGTAGAGCACGCTGGCCGTCGGGTCGCGGAGCAGGGTGCGCGCGATGTCGTGCAGGATGAGCTCGCTCTTGCCGTGCCGCGGCGGGACCGTGAACCATACTTTGCACGGCCTATGGTCGGCCGTATCCATCGCCCACGCGAGCTGCCACAACCACAACGGCGCCACCAGCTCGGGCGACAGCTGCGGCACGAAGTCTAGCAGGCCCGCGCTAGTCGCTGCCCGCTTCGAGAGCCATCGCCGCGCGTACTCGCCCCAGCTCGGATACAAGTCGCCGGAGCTGCTCTGGCTCAAGCGCCCGCTCTGCTGCGGCGAGAAACTGGTCTTGTGCTTGTTGGACTGTCGCATTGAGTTCTACCCTTTGCACCACCTTGCCCTCGACGCGGTCAAGGACCTCTCGAAGGTGTTGATATTTGCCCTTGGCCGCCTCGCGGAGCAGCACCTTGACGACCACCTCGGCCAGCTGCCCATCGTTCGCGTCGAGGGCTTTGCGTAGTCTATTTGTCAGGCTGGCGCCCTTGGGTCGGCCGCCTGGGTTGCCGCTCTGGCCGGGCTTCCACATGTGCTGTCGAAGGTGGTCGGCCTTTGATTGTTTTTCTGCCTGCTCCTCAGCCATCGGTCACCCGCTTGGCTTTGCCGCCCGTCAAATTCTCCCACCGCTCTACGATCACATCGCAATAGGCCGGCGAGATCTCGACGCCATAGCACTTGCGCCCGAGCTGCTCGGCGGCGATGAGCGTCGTGCCCGAGCCGAGAAAGGGATCGGCGATGAGCTGGCCACCGTGATCTTTGATAATCTCCACCAATAAACCAATCGGTTTCTCGGTCGGGTGGCTTCGTCGCTGGTCGCTATTGCGAGCAGTCACGCCGCACCAATGGTGCCGGATCATACGCCTTCGATGCTTGCGCTTTGACCACAAGACTTCGAAGTGGTTGCCAAGAATGCCATCGCTTTCCGGCGTCCTCTTGTCCCAAACCATCCAACTCCCGCCACTCGGCAACCTCGGGTAGAAATAATCCGCGCCCCACATAAAGACCTCGGCGGCCTTGTCAAAAAGCTCAAGCGTTGGCCGCGGGTCAAATTCGACGCTGTCGCCCTCAACCGGCTCGTATACCTGACTGTCCAAGCCATCCACGACAGCAAACCCGGTGTAGTCCGTGTCTAGCGCCATACCGTACGGCGGGTCCGTCAATAGCGTGTCGGCCACCTGCCCCCCCATCAGCCGCGCCACGTCCTCGGCCTTCGTCGAGTCACCGCAAAGCACCCGATGCTCACCAAGCTGCCAAAGGTCGCCCGGCTTCGTCACCGGGTCGGCGGGGGGCTCCGGCGCCTCGTCCTCGACCACGTCGCCACCACCCACCACCGCATCGGCGAGCGCCTCCAGCTCGCCGGGGTCATAGCCGGCCGCCGCCAAAAGCTCGGCGTCGTCGATGGCCAGCGCTGATAGCTGCTCGGCCAGCGCGCCCTCGTCCCACTCGGCAAGCTCCGCGGTGCGGTTGTCGGCGATAGCGTAGGCCGTCCTGTCCGACCCCGTAAGCCCCGACCGCACGACATGCACCGATTGCCACCCAAGCTCGCGCGCGGCTGCTAGCGTGCCGTTTCCGGCGACCACAACCCCATTCCCATCGACCACAATCGGTTTCTGCTGCCCAAAACGCGCCAGGCTCGCTTTGATTGTCTCCAGGTTGCGCGCGCCGTGCTGGCGCACGTTCGCCGGGTCGTTGAGTAGCTCGCCCACGCTGATGCTTTCCGTCTCCACACGTGCAGCTTGCCACACCCACCCGCGCCCCGTCAAAACAGGCTCACAAAAAGCTGGGCCACCATGGCCACCCAATGATTCCGCGCACATAACCCAAGCTGGGCCACCATGGCCAAAGCTGGGACAGCCGCGGAATCATTGGCCTTTTCCCCTACTCTGTCCCAGCTTTGACTTTTTTCTATAGAGAGATAAAATCAGAACAAAAAGGACTCTATAAGGTTTTTTGGCCGACCATGGCCACTTTACCCCCCTCGACCCCGAAAAGCTCAACGATTGCGGGCACCTCCAGCCCGGCCCAGCTTTTTGAAACCTGGGCCAAAGCTGGGCCAAAGTTGGGCCATTCCCCCCACCTTTGCCTACACCTACCCACCGATTGTGAAAAAAAACGACGTAGAGGGGTTGCCACATCGGGCGGGTGCCATTACGTTGTTTGTATGAAGACGACGCACCTAACCGACATCATCACAAACGAAAACTGGCACGGCGACCGCCTCGCCGTCTTCACTACCACCACCACCGCCGGCGCCGAGCTTCAGATCTCGGAGTGGCTCGGAGACGACGGGCTCGACGTTGAGCTACGCGACAGCCACGCCCGCGCCCACCACGCCGACGAGCTGGCCACCCTCGAAGCCGAGGGCCGCGACGCCTTCGCCGAGATGCGGGCGGCCCTCCAGCCCGCCGACCTCGACGAGCTTGCCGAGATGATGCGCGACGGCCGCATCGCTTGCTTCGACGAGCTGCCAACCTTCGGCGGCGACGAGCCGGACGACACATCCGGCGTGTGGTCGTGGGACGCCGCCCGCGTCATCGTCGGCACGTGCGCCGACGACATCGAGATCATCACCCGCGCGGAGCTGGCACAGTGAAGCGCTTCAAACTCTACGACGAGCACGGCAGCCTGCTCGCCATCGTCACCGCCTCGACGCCGGCCATCGCCATCGGCGCCGACCCTCGCGCCGCCATGGCGCTGTGGGCGCCGCGATGACATTCGGCCAAGCATTACGCCGCGCCCGCCGGGCTCAAGGCCTCACCCAAGAGCAGCTCGCCGAGCGTGCCGACATGGACCGCACGCACGTCAGCCACATCGAGCGCGGCGCGGTCGAGTGGCCACGGTTCGACGTGGCGTGCTCGCTGCTAACCGCCCTCGGCCTCGACATTCAAACCTTCTGGGCCTATGCCGACGCCCCTGAAATCGACTGAGCGGGCCGCGTGGTTCGCCCGCTTTCGCCGATGCCGGAACGGGTGCGGGCTCGACGTGGTCGCGGTGTGTGAGATAATGCGCACCGGCACGGCGCGCCCAGCGCTCCAGTGCCCGCGGTGCCTCGCCGTGACGGCCTACGTGCCGCGCCGCTTGATGCGCTGCGACGTCGAGAGTCTACCGCTCAAAATGACCGAGCCGGCACCCGATAGCCGGCAACAAAACCTGTTTGATTAAATTAAGGAGAACCGCATGAGCGAGCCACGCATGAGCACCGAGATCCTTGAATCAATGCACGAGAGCCTGACTTTGCTCTACTGCATTGTTCTCGGACCGAACGAATACACCGACGAAGATATCCAGCACGTCGAGCGAGCCCTAAACTTTGTCGTCGATTTAATTGACCACCGCAACCACAAATAAGAACGACCGCGCCGGGATTGCTAGGGAGCCCGACGCGGTCAATGGGAGATCAAAAAATATGTTACTCGATTCTATTCAACAAAGCAAACCGCAGCATCCGCGGGTGCTACTCGCCGGCGTGGCCGGCGTGGGCAAATCCACCATGGCCGCCGGGATGCCGTCGCCGCTATTCATCGCCGCCGAGTCCGGCGTGCGTTTTCTTGGCGTGCCGACGTTCGAGCCAGGCGGGTGGTCCGACGTCGTCGAACTTGTCGAAGAGCTGGGCCGCGACCAGCGAGGCTATGAAAGCCTCATCATCGACAGCGTCGACCATCTTGAACCGCTGTGCTGGAGCTACGTGTGCGCTATGCACAACGACGACCGAGGCCGCAAACACGGCCACATCTCCAGCTGGCCATACGGCCAGGGCTACGCTCGCGCCACAACGGAGTGGCGCCGGCTGCTCGATGCGCTCGACGCCCTCACCGACACGATGCCGGTGATGTTGATCGCACACTCGCAGGTGAAGCCGTTCAAAAACCCGACGGGCGAGGACTTCGACCGGTACGAAGTGAAGCTGCACCGCGCGGCCAGCGCCCTGCTCATCGAGTGGGCCGACTGCGTCGCGTTCGCCGCGTTCGACGACGTTGTGACGCACGTCGATGGCCGGGCAAAAGTCGCCGGCAGCGGCGAGCGTGTCATGCACCTGCAACGCCGGCCGGCTTGGGATGCCAAGTGCAGGTGGCCTACGCCGCCCACGCTGCCGCTTGATTGGTGGGAGCTAATGAAGCACAACGGCGCATCGGATGCCCACCACATCGACAACCTTGCAGCCGAGCTACCCGACGAGCTGCAAGCAAAAGTTGCCCGCTTATTTGAGCGGGTCAAAACAAACGAGGACCTTGCCAAGCTTCTTGACTGGGTTCGTAGCAAACAAGGAGATCGATCATGAGCTGGACAAATGCAACACCATCAGGCCGCCCCTACGGCGGCAAAACATCCAAGGGCAGCGCCTTCGTGGCCTTGCCGATGACGCTCGAAAGCGGCGAGGAATTGTGGTGGCGTGGCTATCTCACGCCGGCCGCAATAGAGCGCACAAAGCGGCAGCTTGCCGCCCTCGGATGGGCCGGCGAAAAGGTCGAAGAATGGCAGCCGCTCGAAAAAGCCTTCCGCGTCGTGGTCGAAGAGGATGAGTGGGAGGGCCAAACCCGCCGCAAAATCGCCATGGTTGCCGACAGCAAACCGAAGACGCCGCAAGCCACCGAGGCCGTCAACGCCTTGCTCGGTGCAAGCGCCGCGCCCGCTAAACCACAGCACAAACCCGCGCCAGTCGACACGGATGACATCCCCTTTTAAAGATAAGCCATGCCGCGATTATCAGCGAGCGGCCGCCAATGCGGTGGTCGCTTCGCTGAAGTCCGGCGCGGCTCGCCGCGTGCTCGTCACGATGCCGACGGGTGCCGGTAAGAGTCGGACGGCGGCGGAGATCGCATGGCGAGCACATCAGGCCGGGCGCCCGGTGCTCGCCCTCTGCCACCGCCGCGAGATAAAGGCCCAGCTTCACGCATGGATGCCATGGGCCGCGGTGGCTACGATACAAAGTCCGCAATCGGGCTGGGTACACACTGAGCATACAAAGGATGCCATCGTCATAGTCGACGAGGCGCACCACTTGCCAGCCGGACAGACATGGTTTGACAAGCTCGGCCCGTGGAAAAAAAACCCGATGGTGGGCCTCACGGCCACGCCGGAGCGGGCCGACGGCCAGGGCCTTGGCGACGTGTTCGATAAACTGATAGTAGGCACAACCTACCCCGACCTCATCGCCGCCGGCTACCTAGTCGACGCCGACGTGATAAGCCCTCAAGCGGTCGCCGACGGGTCGGCTTGCAAGCCGGTCGAGGCGTACGCGAAGTACGCCGCCGGCCGGTCGGGCTTTGCGTTTTTCAAGCGCGTAGCCCACGCCGTCGAGGCGGCCGAGGCGTTCAACGCCGCCGGCGTGCCAGCGGCGGCCATCCACGGCGGCATGCGCAAAGACGAGCGGCAACAAGCCATTGCCGAATTCCAAGCCGGCACGATTCGCATGCTGTGCAATTGCAACATCCTCACCGAGGGCTTCGACGCGCCGCGCGCTTCGGTGGTGCTGTTTTGCCGCGAGCGCCCTTACGGCCACGCGTCGCAGTATATGCAAGCCGTCGGTCGGGCGCTCCGGCCGCACCCGGGCAAGCGCCATGCGCTCGTGCTGGACCTCGACGGCAATGTGCTAGCGCATGGCCTACCGACTGAGCATCGCGAGTTCAGTCTTGACGGCGAGGGCTGCCGGCCAAAGTCTCGCGCGGCGGGGATCTCGGTTTGCCAAGTATGCGGCCACACGTTCGAGAGCGGGCCGCAGATGTGCCCACAATGCGGCGAGCTTCGCACCGTCGATGGTGAGCCGCTCAAGATCTATTCGCGCGAGCTGCTGAGCGTTTACGCCGGCAACAAAACCGAGCAAGCCGCAAAGGAGCGGGAGGCCGCCCGGCTTGTCGAGCTATGCGACGCCCGCGGCTGGTCGTTCAGCTGGGCCGCTAAAAAATACAAGGCGACGTTTTCGGAGGGCTTGCCGCAAAGCGTCTACACCGACGAAAACAAGGCAAACGAGCTTTGCAGGCTTCACGCGCGCCAGCGCGAAAAGGGGTACAAGCAAGGCTATGCGCTCGCGCGCTACCACGCGACCTTCGGCCACTGGCCACCACGAACAACCCGCCGCACCGAAGGAACATACTGGCATGACTAGCGAAGCAGATATTTTGCGGGCCATCCGTCTCGAAGTAGGAGGCCGCGACGACGTTGTGCTCTGGCGTAACAGCGCCGGCATCGCCGAGCACACCGACCGCCGAGGCAAGCGGACCAAGGTCCCCTACGGCCTCGTGAAGGGCGCCGCCGACCTTATCGGCATCATCAAGCCGAGCGGGCGCTTTTTGGCCATCGAGGTCAAGACCGCCCGCGGACGGCTAAGGCCCGAGCAGGCAAACTTCCTGCGCCTTGTCGAGTCATCCGGCGGCGTGGCCGGCGTGGCCCGTAGCGTCGAAGAGGCGCACGCCATCGTCAACGCCGGCAAAGCCTCGGCTGAGCTGGCGGGCGATGAGATCGCCGTGCTCGAATATATCAAAGGCCGGATGGTCGAGGGCAAGCGAGTCTATGGCCAGCTTGAAACCGCCACCGACCCGAGAAAATGGGACCAAGAACTTGCCCAAGAACTCGCCGACGCCCTAGTGTATATTGCATGCAAAAACATTTAATCGACGCCGCCGGTTTCGCCGTTACCTTTGCCGCCCTGCTTTCGCTGTTGTGGGTGCTGAGTTGGTAGATGCCGCGCCGCGATAAGGTGACAGCGGCCGACGTCGTCGTGTTGGAGGCTTTCGCCGACGGGCCGCCATCGCTCACCGAGTTAGCCGCGGCCATCGGTAGGAGCCGCAGCGCGGCGCGCCAGCGGCTGCGTCGGCTGCGTCGGCTAGGTCTATTGACCGACGGCGAGCATCAAAAGGCTCGCTCGACGGTATTAACAAAACGAGGGCGCGCGGTGCTTGCAAGCTCGGTGCTTTTTGGCGAGAGTGACTGCTGGGAGTTGATATGGGTAGATCTAAATTGAGAGAATCCGAAGCGCTCACCGCGGCGCTGCGATACGCGGCGAGGGGCTGGCGGGTGTTTCCCGTTCACGCGATGGGCGCCGGGCGGTGCTCGTGCGGCAAGGTGGTCTGCCCGTCGCCGGGTAAGCATCCGCGCACGCCCAACGGCGTAAAGGACGCCACCACCGACCCGGCCACGGTGCGGCAATGGTGGCAGCAATGGCCGGCGGCCAACGTCGCCATCGCGACGGGTGGCGGCTTGATGGTCCTCGACATCGACCCCGACAAGGGCGGCGACGAGAGCCTCGAAGATTTGCAGCGCGTTGGCCGGCTGCCCGAGACGCTCGAAGTCATGACCGGCGGCGGCGGCCGCCACTACTACCTCGAAACGCGCGAAGCTGTTAGCAATAGCGCGTCCAAATTAGGGCCAGGGCTCGACATCCGCGGCGCCGGTGGCTATGTCGTGGCGCCGCCTAGCAACCATGCGAGCGGTGGCCGCTATGACTGGGAGGGTTTGACCGATGGCGTCGGCGCGCTAGGGGTGGCGCCCGGTTGGCTTGTCGACCTATGCACCGCGCGGCCCGATACCGTCGTGCACTTCAGCCGCGCCGAGCAATGGGCCGAGGGCTCGCGGAATACCATGATCACCCAATGGGGCGGCCTCTTGCGACGCCACGGCGTGACAGCCGAGGAAATGCCCGAGCTGCTCGGCGTGCTAAACTATAGCCGGTGCAAGGGCCAACCGCTTGGCCGCGCCGAGGTTGAGCAGATAGCGGCCAGCGTCTCGCGCTATGACGTCAGCGACCCACTCTTGCAGGTGCGCGACTTCGCCGGGGCGATGCGCACGAACCCGGATGACGAGTGGAAGCAAGCGCTGATCATGGTGCAAGACAGGCAGGGAAACCAGCACCTGGCAAAGACGGCCGGCAACGTGGCGGTGCTATTCATTCACCACCCGGACTTGGCCGGGTGTCTTGTCACCGATGGCTTCGACGGCGAGGCGCGGTGGCTATGGCAGCCGCCAGGCATACCAGGCGCCGGCGAATTGACGCCGGAGGTCGGCCCGCTCCGAGACTCGGACATCGTCTATGCTCAACAATACATCGCGCAAACCAACGGCGTGTTGATGTCGTCGGAGGTCGTGTGGTCGGGCCTAACGCGAGCGGCCGAAGCTCGCCGCGTGCACCCGGTGCGCGACTGGATCAACGGGCTCGAATGGGATGGCGTCGAGCGCGTGCCGGGCTGGTTGTCGTCATACCTCGGCGCCGAGCGCACCGAGTACGCCGACCGCGTCGGCCAGGCTTGGCTCGTGTCGGCCATCGCTCGCATCATGCGGCCGGGCTGCCAAGCCGACCACGTGCTGGTTTTGGAAGGCGGCCAGGGTGCCGGCAAAAGCTCGGCTATGCGGCTGCTGTTTGGCGCCGATTGGTTTCTTGATTGCCTACCCGACATCCGGCAAAAGGATGCCTTGCAGGTGATGCGCGGCAAGTGGGGCATTGAGGTCGCCGAGCTTGATAGTTTCCGCGGCGCTGCCGAGACTCGGATCAAGTCGTTTATCACGCAGCGCATTGACGAGTACCGGCCCGCGTACGCTCGACAGGTCGAGCGCTTCGCGCGTCAATGCGTCATTGTCGGCACAACAAACGAAAGCAGTTGGCTCACCGACTCGACCGGCGGCCGGCGGTTTTGGCCGGTCAAGGTCGGCACGATAGGGCGCAAGAAACTCGCACGCGACCGCGCCCAGATATGGGCCGAGGCGAAGCGGCTGTTTGATGGCGGCGCGGCTTGGTGGCTGGAGCACGGCGACGAAGACGCCGCGCGCGATGAGCAGGAGGGCCGCTATTCTGTCGACGTATGGGAAGACCTCATCGACAACAAAGCCCAAGACGTGGTCTTGGCCCATGACCTATTTGAGCACATCCTTGGCATTGAAATCGGCAAGGTGACGAAAAGCGACCAGGCCAGGGTCGGCGCCATCATGCGGCGGCTAGGCTACAAAAAAGAGCGGGTTCGGTTCAACGGCGCCCGCACAACAACATACACAAGGGAAACATGATCATAGAAAGCAACAAAGTCGGCATCAACTGGCTGTGCCACGTGCTGCACGTGCCGTGGTTTGGCGACATCGGCATCTATCACGACCCCGAGACGGGCGACGTCGTGCCGGTATACTACAACCAAGCCGGCGACATGGTCGCCCCGGTGTGGTCATGAGATGGGCCGCGCTGTTAGCCGTGGCAGCTTGCTCACCGGTGCCGATGCCAGCCACGAAGAGCGGCAAGGCGATCGTTTGCGTCAACCAAAACGGGCGGCTGGGGGACTTTATCCCGCACGCCGGCGAGCTAGGCTACCCGCAAAGCTGCCACGACGTGACTGCTAGCTGCGACGGCAAGTTTTGCACGCTGTCAAGCGCCGAACCATTCAGCAAATAAGACGTCGGCATCCGCTTCGAGCGGGTCGCGGCGCTCAAACATCGGCGGCTCTTCGTCGGGTGTAGGCTCCGGCTCCGGCTCCGGCAGCGGTGCGCCCTCAAAGCCATCGAGCCGGCCGATGCCGAATAGGCGCGGGTCGTCGAGTTTGCGATCCATCCGCGCTACACAATCGCCGCGCGGCCCGCTGTTGCCCTCCACTGTCCAAACGTGGCCGGGCTCGCCAGGCTGGTCGACGACGCCGATATGGCCCATCCACGAGCCAGGGCGCCCGCGTTGCCACACGATGACCGCGCCGGGCGTCAGGTCGGCCGGTGTGATGCTCTGAGCGGGCACCCACAGCCCGGCGCGCTTGAGCTGGCCCATTGTTGCCTGTGCGCCCGGCGAGCCCTTGACAGGCTGCGTCAGGCCGTGCAGGCGGCACGCACGGACTAGCCACGCAGCCACCGCCACGGAGCACCAATTTTGCGGCGGCTTTAGGCGCCACGGTTTAAGGTACTCGCGGATTTTGTGCCCGTCGTTGCGGCCGAGGTCCTCGCGGATCCCAGCATCAAGGTCGGCGAGCGCCTCGGCCAGCACCGCCTCGCCCAGTGTTCCACGCGAAACACCGCCGCCCGGCTTTGTATCGGGCACGCTTTCTTGCACGACATACGTCGTGCTCGCGTAGTCGCGGTGGCCGAGGCCGTGGCCAGTATAAAGGTTTTGGATGTAGCTGCCACCCTCGCGGCGCCAACCAAAAAGCCCGCCCTCGGCGGTCCAGCATTTCCCGACGTTGGCCACCGGCTCGCCATCGAGCCCATCGAGCAGGCCGGCAGCCGTCTCGTCGTGGATGGCGCACCACTCGCGGCTGCCCATGCTCGCGTTGCGGTAGCTATTGATGGCCGCTTCGGTTAGCGGGAAGCCGGCAGCTTTGCACATCGCAATCGTTGGCAGGGTGACAGGCCGCACCCACCGGCTCGCGTCGTGCAGCTCTCGAAGCTCGGGCACCGATGGCAGCCGAGCGCCAGCGGTGGCGCACCACTCGCGGGCCTCGGCGAGGTTAAACCGCGCCCATAGCTCGCTTTGGCTATCCCACAGCGGGCGCTTGCTAATTTGCGTGCCGTTCTTTAGCCGATAAAAACCGCCGACGGCAACGGCGTCGCTTGTCTTAGTCTTGAACATTCTGCCCCCATGCCGTCGCCGGCTCGGTTGGTTGCGGCTCGCTGGCCACGTGGTCGGGGTCGGGCACTTTGAAGCCGAAGCGCTTGGCAAGCTGCGTCAGCACCGGCGGCAACAGCCGCACCTGCTCAAGCGAGTGGACGATCCAAAGAGCTTCGGGGTCGGGTGCTGCCTCGCGGATTCTGTATAGCTCGTGCTCACAAAAGAGCCGCTCTTGCTCGACCTCAATGAGCCGGGTTAGCAGCGAAAGCACCTGGTCGCGAACCTCGGCATGCTGCGCCGGCATTGTGCGCCGAGACGTTAGCCGAGCGAATAGCCACATCAGGCAATAGCCAAGCGCACCGAAGACGAAGCAAAGGCCAAGGTCGGTCACCCGTCGACCTCAACAACAAGCCCGCCATCGGCTCGCCGGGTAACTCGGGCACGCATAGCAAAGCCAACGGCGTCGAGCCGTAGGCCGGCGGATTGGAGCTTCTCAAAGGCCGCGCGCATGGCTAGCGCGTCAACCTCCGGCGGGCTAATTTGTACGCGGTGCAACGTTGCCGGCACTTGGCCCAGCCCTTTCGCAGGTCGTGCCACCGGTTGTAGATTCGACGCACCGCCCTCGGTGCTTTTTGGTCTGTCCATTTTCCCGCCTTCTTTCGTGCTCCGCACCATTGATTGTGCCGGGGGCGGCTGAGCCCACCATAGCCCATCAAGACCCGGCGCACCTTGCCGCTCCCCGTCTTTGCTCTGCATAGTTTCCGCCACGCTTTCAAATAGGCGAATATCAGCTTGATGTTGTACGCGCCCACCTTAAGCCTAGCCCGCACCGCTCGGCAAGCCTTGCCCGGCGCTTTGACTGGCAACGGGTCTTTGCGGCAAGCACCAACGAACCGGGCCCGGATCTGGCCTAGTCCGATGTCCTCGCCGTCGCGGCTTACGGCTGATGGTCGCCATCCGCTCTCATGGTGGGCAATAGCCACGGCCAAGAGCGGGTCATAGCTCACCCGGTCGGCGTGCTTGACAACGGCGCGCGCGTAGCTTGCAAGCTGGGCGGCTGGCATGCTGGGCCTTGTTTGAAGTATGGCCCACGCGACCATGATGGCGCCGGGTGTCAAGCGACCCCGGGCGGCTTGCTCATGCGGCCAAGGATGCGTAGGGTGATCTCCGCCAGGCTGTCGGCCGCTTCGTCGGCTATTCGATAAGCTCGCTCTCGGTCAAGCTGGCCAACGTCTCGGCCATGGACAGCGCATTGTTGGCTATCTTGGCCACTCGCTCGATGGCTTCCTTTTGCTCGGCAAGCCGGGCCTCGTGAAGCCGGGCGATCTCTTTGTCTTTTGCTTTGACTATGTTGTGGCATTCTCTCACCTGCTGGGCTGCTTGGGCGTCGTGCTTCTTCAGGAACACAAAAAAGGCATAGCTAACAAGACCCAAAAGCAGCGAGGGCAGCCCGTACTCGGCGAGAATCTTGACAGCGTCGGGACTCACTTTCCTAGCGCCGACTTTCCAAGCGAGCCGATCCCGCTCGCGCCCGTTGCCGCGCCGATGGCCACCGCCAAAACCTCGGCCGCCGGCTTCCCTTGGCTGAGCGCTAGCGCGGCCGGCGCCATGGCTAGCACGACGGTCGCGATGGCTTCCTTGCGCCCGCTTGTCAATTTTCCACTGTCAACGGATAGCCACGCTTTGACAGCCGGCACCGATTGCAGCGCCCACATAACGACGAAGAGCAGCCCAGCCGCAGCCAGGCGCCCGTTGCCGCTCATCGTCCACTCAATAATTTGAAGCGTTGAAGGCATGGGATCATTATACCAAAAAAACGGCCGCCCGCGAGGACGGCCGCGCCGACCCGGCCGAAGACGGTGGGCCGGGTCGTGCTATACCGAAACCGCGGCCAGGACCTCGAAGAAAATATACCCGCCAAACGGGTACGAGATCCCGCCCGCGGGCAATGCGATCCCAAGCTCGCCAGCGTAGACGCCGGCCACGGCTGGCGCCGTGCTCCAGTCGTAGACCCAAAAGCCCACCGTACCCGGCACAGCCGCCGCCGGGCCGCTCTGAGCTGCCGCCGTGCTGTCGAGCTGGCCATCGTTGTCGACGAGCTGAAAGCGGAACTCAAGCGCCGCGCCAGTCAAATCGATGGGCGTGCCGTCGGTGTAGATTGCCTCGCGCAAAAGCTCCGGCAACGTCGAGCCGAGCTTGATGGCAAAGGATGGGTTTGCGAAACTGCTGCCGCTCATGTCGTGCCCTCAAATAGTTGCTGCATTTCGTTGTATCGCTCAAGCAGCGCCGGGTCGGAGGTCTTAAACTCCACACCGCCGCCATGCCGCCGAAGCATCACCGGGCGCCCGCTGCTCACCATGTCGGCCACAACGGCAGCACCGCCGCCCGGCCAAAGCTCACGCGCCACGCGAGCACGTGGCCCCCACATCGACTCGAAGATGTTGCTGCTGCCGCTGTCGACAACAAGGCCGAGCCCATCGGGGCGGTCGTCGTGGCTAAGCTCGCCATCGAGCCACGCACACCGGTACGACCGGCAGCCCGCCGGGCGGCTTTCGTAGATAGCACAGCCGTTGCACTCGTGCGGGCACGCCGTATCGGCGGGCTTGCCAAGGGCGTTGACAGCTAGCACGGTGCAGCATGCCGAGCACTCGCCGCATGATCTCAAAGCGTCCGCCCTTGCGTAAACCGCACGCCACGAACACCGAGCGACCACACCACAACATCCTGGTTTGGCGTG